AAAGGTAAAAAGTCTTCAATGGTCCGTAAAAAAGGCATGTAATGGCAAAGACACCAGCGTTTATGAAAGGTAAGTATACGAAGTCTAAAGATGAAAAAATGGACTCTCGTTTAATGAAAAAAGCAGGTTTTGAAAAAGAAGACAAAGCCAAGTTTGAAAAAGCTGATAAAGCTCACGGTAAGAAAAAGAAGCCTGCGACTATTGCTGAAGACCGTAAAAAAGATGATGCAATAATCAAAAAGATTAAATCTAAAGAAAAAGCTCACGAAAAACGTGAAGGCAAAAAAGGCGAAAAAGCCGAAGACAAGATGGAAAAAAAGAAAAAGAAGTAACCTTAGTAAGAGCCCCTTCGGGGGCTCTTTTCATTTATCCTAGAGGTAAGGCCCATGCGGGGCCTTGAGAAATACCATGCGAAGTAACCTGCTAGCTCCTTTGGAGATTGCGATGTTTATTTTAACCTGCTTAAAAACAGGAGTATGGACATCTCTACTCATTGGTAAGTTAATTTGGGTTACTAAGGCGGTGTCTTCTTCATGATTGAAACTGTAATGTTTGACAGCATTATTGATAAAAATTTTTCTGCTGTCCAAGGCATCCTTAGCCAAAAACTACAAAAGCATGCTTCAGAAGCAGGCTGGCCTCAACACATTGTTAACGTACTTTATATTGATTTTATGAATGGTTCTGGGGAAATTGAATACCCTGAACAATACGCAAAAGAAATTGAAGATTTAGAATATGGAACCCCAGGCCAACCTCCCAAACCATTTCTTAGACTTTTTAAAAAACATACAGAAGCCTATAACGAATTTTATGACAATACTATGATGGAAATCCTATTTGATTCAGGAGTAATATTTTGACTTTTATATTAGCTGAAGATTTAGCCCTCAAGTCTTTACTTCAAGGTATGTCTGTAGTTGATGAGAAATCAGTTAATAGACCAGTAAAAGTTTGGTTTGGTTACCCTGATGTTGAAGTTAGAGCTCAAGATTATCCATATTTAACTATTGAACTATTAGATGTTGTTCCTGCAAATGATAGACAACATTCTGGATATCTATACGATAGCGATTACAGAGGCACTATCGCTCCAGTCGAAGGTCTTACATATGAGTACGAATACCCTGTTGCTTACGATTTGGTATATCAAGTAACAACCTATGCTCGTCATCCTAGACATGACCGTGCAATTATTTATCAATTTTTAAATGAAAAAGTACCTCATAAATTTGGACAAATAGCAATTCCTAATGAACTTGGTACGGAAACATCCTACCGTCATATATTTCTTGATGGGTTTATTAAAAGAGACCTTATCGAAGAAGGAAGGCGCTTATTGCGCAATGTTTTTACAGTTAGAATAGTAAGCGAAATGACACCAACTCAAGCCGCTAATGCAATTGGAACTGTAGAAGAAGTCAATATCAATATCGAAACAAGTCATATCCCGTCGGGATACGAACCGGTCTAACACACGTACTACAGGAACCTACCTAAAGGAGATAATCAATGGCTATTTATTTAAGGCCAGGTGTTTATGTTGAAGAGACATTAAACGCTTTAGCACCAGCTGTGGGACCAAACTCACAAACTGTTGCAGCATTTATTGGAGCAACTGACCGCGGTCCTGTTGTTCCTACATTAGTAAACTCATGGAGTGAATACATAAGTCTTTACGGCTCATGGAATACACGCGCTTCAAATGATTTACCAATTGCTGTATTACTATTCTTTTCAAATGGAGGAAGTCAAGCCTACATTAGAAGAGTTGTAGATAATAATAACAAAGCAACAATTACAATCATTGATGCTAATGATTTAGATACATTAACACTAACTGCAAAAAACCCAGGTCAATGGGGTAATGATATTGCTGTTAGCATTTTTAATAACTCTGGTCAAGCAACTTTTGATTTAACAGTAAATTATCAAGGAGCTTCTGCAGCTTTTGTTGTTGAAAGATTCAATGACTTAAGCATGGTGCCTACCGATGACCGTTATGCAATATCAATTATTAATTCACAATCTAAATATATTGATGCATTAGACGAACTATCAGCAAGCACTGGATTAGATGAAAGACCTGTAAATATTACAGTTCAAAATCTTTCTGGAGTTGCATCTGATGGAACAATTACAGCAACTGAAATTTCAGGAGCCGTTTCATCTTTTGATTCTGTATTAAACTCTTTAGTGTTAAACGCACCTGGAGTAACAGATACAACTGCTGTTAATCAAATTATTTCTTACGCAGCAACTAGAGAAGATGTGTTTGTTGTAATTGACCCAGAAACGGGAGTAAGCGTTTCGTCTGTATTAGCAAAAGCTCTTACATATACAGATAGTTCTTATGCAGCAGTTTATTACCCAAGAATGGTAATTAAAGACCCAACAGTAACAACACCAAACATTACTTTAACAGTAGCACCTGGTGGAGCGATTGTTGGTAAATATATTGCAACAGACTCAGCTCGTGGAGTATTTAAAGCCCCTGCTGGTTTAGACACACGTCTTGCTGGAGCAGTATCTGTTCAATCATTAACAAACACAGAACTGGATACATTGAATTCAACTGTCCCTCCAGTGAATGCAATTCGTTTTATCCCAGGTTCTGGAATTGTTGTAATGGGTGCTCGTACACTACGAGGCAGTTACTCAGACCGCTATGTTCCTATACGTCGTACACTTATCTTTTTGCGAAAAGCGTTAACAGATTTAACACAATTTGCAATATTTGAGCCAAACGATGCACGTCTATGGCGTCAATTAACTTCAATAACTTCAGGATTCTTAACTGAATTCTGGCAACAAGGTGGTTTAAGAGGAGACACTCCAGACCAAGCCTACTTTGTTAAATGTGATGATGAAACTAATACACTAGCTTCAATCGACAACGGTGAAGTTAGATTAGAAATCGGTGTAGCGTTACAACGCCCTGCTGAATTCGTAATCATCAAAATTGGTCAGTTCGATGGCGGAACAACCGTCACGGTAGAATAAGGAGATAATAACTAATGGCAACTGACAGCATTATAAATAGGTTCTCTACCGTAGCAACGGACCCTTTAAGAAGTTTCCGATTCTACGCAGAGTTTAATCCTACTAGAGATGGTGTGTTTGATAATAGAATCAAAACAGGTTCTAGCAACAGCTATAACGCTGCTGATGGTAGCTCTACTGGTTTTATTGGTGGTTTTACCAATATCAGTGGTCTATCTATTAACACACAACCAATCCAATACCGTGAAGGTGGGTACAACACTACTGTTCATCAAATTCCTGGTATGACAACATTCACCCCTGTATCTTTTCAAAGAGGTGTTTTGTATGGAAATGACCAAGCAATTACATGGATGCGTGGATTGTTCGCTGTTTCATCTGGAGAAGGAATTGCTTTAGGTACAAAAGGGTTTAGATGCGATGTTGACATTTATGTCTTGTCTCATCCAAACGCAACAGATAAAAACATTTCTAGAATGGGATTCAAACTAAGAAATGCATGGATTAGCACTTTGAATTATTCAGATTTAAATTCTGGTGACAATCAAATTCTGTTTGAATCAATGCAACTAGTTCATGAAGGATTGTCAGTATTCTTTACTGATAATAACTTTAGAGCAGTTTAACTAATAACAAAAGGAGAATAAAAAGTGGCAAATCAACAAGTCATTACAGACGAAGATTTAGTAAAACAATTTGCAGAAAAAGCGTTAGAAGAACCTGCTAAAGAAGTAAAGACAGAAACTCCAAGTAATTTGGTAGTAGAACTTCCTGGAGGATTTATCCCCCAGGAAGGTTCTGTTATAAAAAAAGCAAAAGTTAGAGAGTTAACTGGAGTAGATGAAGAAATCATTGCTCGTTCTGAAAATGAAGCCAAAGCTCTTCAAGTGATATTGCAAAGAGGATTAGAAGAACTAGGTGATAAAAAACCTACAGAAAATGATTTAGATTCTCTTTTGTCTGGCGACAGAGATGCAATACTTTTAGGAATTAGAAAAGCAACATTTGGAAACGAAGTAGATTACAAAGTAATTTGTAACTCATGTTCTGAAGAACAATCTCTTATAGTTGATTTAAATTCAGATGTTAAAGTAAAAGAATTAGCAGACCCTTATGAAAGAGTTTGGGAAATAGATATTAAAGCTGGTAAAACAGTTTTAGCTTTTCCTAACGGATTAGTTCAAAAAAAGCTATCTAATAGTGTTACAAGTAAGACAAT